GTGCCTCCGGACACGGTGCGCATCTGATCGTCAACCAGCAATTCCATGTTGGCGTGATGCCAGCGGCGCCAGTCCTTTGAATTGCCCTGGGTAGCGTTGCGCCAACCGGTGATCAGCGGGTAGCGCGGGTCGCCCTGTATGAACTCAATCCACACCAGGTCACCGGGCAGCACTTCGATTTCGGTCATCGTGGCATGGCGCGATTTATCGCCCACCGGGTATTCGATTTCAGCGACCATGCCCAATTGAGAGCCGTCCGTCTGTCCGGGTATCTGTATTTCGCAGGTGCGGCTGTCCTGATCGTAGCTTTTAACCACCGCAGGCCATTTGCCGTATAGCAGGCCGGAACCCATCGCGCTCATCGTTCCAGCCTCCCCAGCCATAACTTGGTGTATTGCTGCGGTGCCTCGCCGTCGGTTCCCGCTTCAAAAACACTGGCTGCCGTAATGACCGCCCGAATGCCCACGCCTTGAACCTCCATTGCATCCCCGGCTGCAATTGCCGGAGCGTACTTAAACCGACTGACGCGGTCCACCACCAGGCACGACGTCATGTTGCGCAGCGTAGTAGCCGACGCGCCTTGCTGGAACCGAATGGCACGGGTCTTAGTGCGGTTGCCAAAAACAAATCCCCCGCCTGCATCAAGGCTGTAAAACGCCGGTATTTCATGACGCTCCCGAAAGCCGCTGTCCAAAGTCTCAGAACTGCCGGCAGGAACCACATCCACAGGGTTCTGATCAAATAACGAGGATAACGATTTGAAGGCCAGGCGACCGTTGCGCCACCGGACAACGCCTCCTGCTTCCTGCAAGGCTCTTGAAATGTGGTAACTGGGCACCTCGCCAACCAAACAGGTGTAGCGACTGGCTGAAAAGTCACCCTCAATGCCCCGGAGCGTTGCGCCAGCGGCTCTGTATATCTGCGCCAACGTGGCGCCGCGCTTGATGATGGCGTAAGGCTTGATAAACGCCACGTCCTTGACCGGCTTTAGAATGGCGACAATCCGCACGTATGCTGCCTCAGTTGCGCCTTGCACCCGCCCAGACGGAACCACTTCAGACTTAACGATCTCCAGTTCGTCATTAGCGTAAGTATGGACGGATCGCCCAACGGCAAAAAAGGGGCCGCTCTCCGCGTCAATACGAATATCAGCTTCGAGCGTCAGCGGTACCGGGACCAAGTCAGAGCGCAACACCGCCCTGCGCAGAAAATCACCCCGGATGGGCTTGTCGGTGTCGTAAAAAAGCTGCATTGGGTGCTACACCGTGATAATGGGGCTGCAGAACACTCGCCGCGGCATGTCTGCCTCGATTAGACTAATGTCGCTACCCACCTCTGAGCTGTTACGGCCAAAGACTTCGGCTCCCATGGACCGGGTAGCCTCCATCTGCAGGGCGCTTTCACGCTCAACGTACAGCAAAAAAAGCGGGCGTATGACGGCCCACTCAGATAGCGACATATCAACGGCAGTCGTAATCGGCTGCCCAGTCTCCGGCGCTGACTCCAGCTCGGCAAAGCCGGCGTAGAATTCAACGGCCGCCTGAGCCTGCGCTATGACAGACTCCGGTGGCAGAATGTTGGCCGCACCCCGCTCATGAAGCAGGAATCGATCAACCAGCTCGGACAAAGCTGCCATCAGCGGTAATCCCTTGATGCACCCTCAATCAGTTCGCCGTAGTAGTGATAAAACATGGTGCCACTGAAGGTCAGAATCTGAGTACGGTTCTCCCAGTCGCGATCAGCGTCATCGATCTGAATAAAAGCATCGACAATGCGCTTGTAACGCAAGTATTTGTCGGGTGTGCCTTCGTAGATTTTGGCGTTAAAAGTGCCGCCCTGCAGAATAAGATCCACAAGCATGTGATCAACAGGCGCGTCGACGGTTTCAAGGAATGCAACCTGGCCCTGCTTGTTCGGTTTGATCTGTTGTGGCTCAAAAATCGACACGCCAAGCGGTGTCGGCACTTCAATTTCACCGGCCACGGTCGTGACAGGCCACGGGCACTGCTTTGCCAGCAGATACATGCCCTCAAAGCCTTCGATTTCGAAGGTGTAGTCGGAGTTAACGACTTTTAGACCAAGCGCCTTGGTCTTGTCGTAGTACCCTTTCAGGTGCTGGTTAACGGATACGGTCATAATCGGGTCCACGTTTGGATTATCGAAAGCCCTAACGCGGGAGCGCCGGGTACACTCAATCTACCGAATCAAGGCCGACCTATTCGCGGCGATTTTCCGCCCTGCCACCTTATTGCATCAAAGATTTTGCACAGCTTGTGCGCGCTCACTCAATGTGCCGATCCAATTTCAGTGTTGACGCCCAGGCGGCGGCATCGAACGTTGGGCAGGTCTTCCCATCGTCAAAGTCTCTGTGGCCGTATACGTCGTCTGTGCCCAGCTCATGCCGCTCCAAAACATCGCAGACCAGCGGCCCAAGTGCGACCCACTGAGCCGCGGTAAAATTGCAGCCACCCTTGCCGCCCACCATGCAGACGCCAATGCTACCGGTGTTGTGGCCGCGCACGTGGGCGCCTGGGGTTGATTCGTCACGGCCTGTCTCGATAAGGCCGCAGCGGCGTATGACATAGTGATAACCAATATCACTCCATCCGTTGCCCTCCACGTGCCAACGGCGGATCTCCTCGGCTCCGACGTCCATGTTGGGGGGCGTGTCCGCGCAGTGAATAATCAGTTTTTGTATCGTCATGAGGAGCTTATTTCCTTTTTTCGTAAGTGGGTGCTGCTATCTTCTGCCAGACGCTGACATGGCAACCGTTTTGACGATCACACCGCAGGCCCGAATAACGTTGTTCAGGCGATCTGCTATGCCTGCCTGCAACTTGAGTTCGTTTTCACGCCCTTTCTGCCAATCCGCGAACGCTTTGCCCTCAAAAAATGAGCCCGCATCGCTCTGCGTCATTTGCAAGGCAGACGGCAAGGGTGTTGACGCATACAGCGCCAGGTTATGAGCCGTCGCCTCCAAGCTCTCTACCCATTCCGCGCGCAAGCGTGGTGATGCAGGCGCTAACTGGAAACCTGGCAGGCGGCTTGTCCGCGCTTCCCTCCCTGTCGCTGGGCAGAACCAATATTCCCGCACGATCAAAAGAGACGTTTAGCAAGTGCTGCAGCTTCTGAGCCCCCGCGTGATAGCGCCCCAAAAGCTGAACAAAAACGCTTTCTGGGTAGCGTGACACCACCGCCATTCGCTCTACCATCAGCTGGTCCAGTTCGCCGTCCTGCTCAGGCAGTTCAAACTTGGCGTTGGGCACCAATTGCGCCGCCATTACACCGATCTGCCAGTGCGCGTAACCGCTAACACCCGGCACCTCGTCCGTTAAGCGCTCTATCGATGCCGCCAATCGTCCGGTGAGCTGCCTAATGCTCCAGTCGTCGCCTTCCAGGTCGCCCACTGAAACGTGATCGCTTGGGTAGTCAACACCGCCCAAAAGATAATCTGAGTAGTGCGCCTCACCCCCTGCCAGCACAAAATCTGGACCGTCGTCAAACGTGGCCGACATGTAATGACAGATCGCCAGGTTGCGCTCCTGCACGGTCCACAATTCGGGGCTCTCAATGCCCTCGCTCTGCTCTACAACGGCGCGCAAAAAGAAGCTAGCGCCTTCCTGGTTCATGTGGTCCGGTATTGTCGCCAGGGCGATAGCGTCTACCATGGCAATTTCTTTCATGCGCACAGTCAGGCGCTTGGTTCTGAGCGGTGGAATGTTCAGCATAATTAACCCTTCATGGCCATCCAGTCGTTACGGTCTTTCCCGGTCAGCGTGGCCAGGGTGATCGGCACTTTCATCTGAGTAAAACGCCCAAACTTATCAACAGGGCCACCCAGTGGCACACCCACACGCTCAATCACCATCGGCGAATAAGTGCGGCCCTTGTACGTCAGCGCCAATAAAGCGGGCACCAGAGAGGGGAATGCAGACTCAACCAAACCCTTGTCGCCACTGGCATAGTCGAGTATTGCTGTAGCTATGGTACCCACGGGTGCCAAATATTCAGGCAGCGCCCACTGCACAAGCTGGTCAATGGGGATTTCGACTTCGGATTGCGGATCAGACCAAGCGCGAAACAGCAGCTCACCTTGTATTCGTAGCGGCGGCATACCGTTAAAAATCTGTGTGCTGTTGAGCTTGGTCATACCTGAGCGGCCGATTGCGGCCCGGGCAGAACTTGAAAGCCCGTCAAATATTGATGTGCCCAGCTGCTCACCCACCTTCTCAACCAGTGCCGGCAAAGCTCCCCCTTGTAGCATGCTGCTCATCGCCGGAGCCGCACCCTCAGCGCCAGCCCCCTCAAAAGGCGACTGCCAGTTCATCTCAAGATCCAACTGCACGTCTTCAACGAATGGTGCCTGGATCTCAATGTCGCCCACCGCGTTGCCGCCAATATCCACTTCGT